ATAGAAACATATGGAAAGGCTGATGTCATTTCCACAGAGCAAGTAGCCCTTGCACAACTCGAAGCCTTTGGCACTACATTTGAGGAACTATTCAATGAACAACCAGACACTCTTGCCCACTTTGCGTCTGTCGCTTGAGATGACAGATGCGCTGTCCCGCATCGAACGGAACGGCATCAAGATTAACAGGCAGACACTATCCAGCATCAGACGTGAGTACGAGGATGAACTGTTTACCCTCGAACGGCGGCTACACGAACTGGCTGCAGAAGCTATGGGAGATACACCCATCAATCTGGACAGCCCTGATGACCGCTCCAAGCTGTTCTATTCCTGTAAGGTAAAGGACAAGTCCCGCTGGGCTGGTCTGTTTAACTTGGGACACGAGATTCGGGGAGCAGGACGCAAACCAAAACGTCGTACACGGATGCGCCGTGTGGATTTCAAACGTAATGTTGTGAACGAGACGGACGTACTGTTCAAGACCCGTGGTAGCCAGTGTACCGATTGCGGCGGCGTAGGACGCTATACAGCCCGCAAGAAGGACGGAACACTAGGTAAGGCTATTAGAATCTGTAAGCCCTGTCAGGGAGCCGGTGTGCGCTATACATCGACTGGTCAGGTTGCGGGGTTCAAGCTGGTTCCTCGTGACCCCTATGATGTGGCTGCCGCAGGATTCAAGACAGATAAAGAAACCCTAGAAAGTATGTTCACATCCCTGAGAGGAGAAGCTCGTGAATTTGCAGAAGCTTACATTAGATACAGTGCGGTTCGCACCTACCTTCGTTCGTTTGTCGAGGGTATGGAAAACAACATGGATGGCGAGGGTTTTATACACACAGAATTTATGCAGTGTGTTACGGCGACGGGTCGCCTTTCGAGCCGCAATCCTAACTTTCAGAATATGCCACGAGGCACTACCTTCATTATACGGCGGGCTGTTGAAAGCAGGTTCGAGGATGGTTCGATACTGGAAGGGGATTATGCCCAGCTAGAGTTTAGGGTAGCTGGTTTCCTTGCAGATGATGAGGGTATCAAGACTGATGTGGATGCTGGTACAGATGTGCATAGCTATACTGCCAGTGTCATAGGGTGTTCGCGGCAAGATGCCAAGGCTCACACATTCAAACCTTTGTACGGTGGTGTGTCGGGTACGGATGACCAGAAACGATATTACAATGCGTTCAAGGAAAAGTATAACAATGTTACCAAGTGGCATGAACACCTGCAGAAACATGCGGTAACCAAGAAGTACATCCAGCTTCCATCTGGCAGGCAGTATGCTTTTCCTCATGCGAAGTGGACAGACTGGGGTGCAGCAACAGACCGCACCGCAATCTGTAACTATCCGGTTCAAGGGTTTGCAACTGCTGACCTGCTACCTATGTCCTTGATTATGCTAGACAAACGAGTTCGCGAACTAAACCTGCGTTCTGTAATTTGCAACACGGTTCACGACTCTATCGTGATGGATGTCTATCCCGGAGAAGAAAAAAAATGTATTGACGTGATGGCTGAATGTATGCTAGCTATCCCGTTGGAATCAAAGAATAGGTATGGGATTACCTATGATATGCCAGTTGGTATCGAATTAAAAATGGGTAAAAACTGGCTTGACTTGGAAGAGGTATTAACTGTATAATCCCTTTACGCTTAACACTCATAGAAAAGGAATCTACGATTATGAGTAACGAACTTGAAATGTTAAATGATGAAATGAACACCTTCCTGACTGCGTTTGAGTCAGGCAATGAAGAAGCACTCATGGAGATGAGTGGGCAGGCTGACCCGAACAACAAGCCTAAGATGGGTTTGCCTAGATTGAATATCAATTACGACGCAGAAACAGATGATGGCACATTGCTGCGGCGCGGTGCATGGCGCATCTGGAATGGTTCAGCCCCTGTCTACTCAGACAAGGTACAAATCCGTCCCTTGCTGCGAACCTTTGAGTGGTCTGTATGGGACCAAGAGGAAGGCAAGTTCTCCTGTAAGTCTGTGCAGAAGCGCAAGCTAGCTGGTGACTTCCCTGATACATTGGGTGGCAACAAGTGTGGTCGTCTATCACGTCAAGAAGAAGAGGCACTAGGTCAAGACGACCCTCGTGTGTTGTTGAGCCGTTCGGTTAGCTGTAATCAGGTAATCTACGGAATCATCGACGCACCTGATGCTTTGTATGCAGATGGTACTGCTGCACCGATTGAGCAGATGCCGTTCATGGCGTACTTCAAGCGTTCAGGGTATCGTCCTGTGAACGACTTCATCCAGAAGCAGCTTACAGACCGTAAGATTCTGATGCACAAGGCTCTGATTGAGTTTACAACAGAGAAGCAAAAGAACGGTGGTGTAGTCTACTGGACACCAAAGCTTTCACTCGTGAAAGAGGTGTCGGATACAGATGGTGACAAAGCCTTGATGAAAGACTTTGCTGATACTGTCAACGCACACAATGAGTCTGTGTTCGCTGAATACAAGAATGCTCAAAAGGCAACAGCATCATCAGCAGACATTGATTTGTCAGAGCGTTTGGCTGGCTAATCATGTTACAACTCGTAGAAGTCCAAGACTTTCTACAGAAAGCGGGGCGGGGAGAGATTGACTCTTCTCGCCTCGAACATCTGATAGAACAGTTTGGTGAGGATTGCAAAGCCGCTATGCGTAAGCAGTTCTCTAGCAGGGGAGATTATCGGGTTCGTATGTCCGGTGTTGGTCGCCCCTTATGTCAACAACAACTTGAGAAGCAGGGTAACAAACAAGACGTTGCCTACAATGATATCGTGCGGTTCGCAACCGGTGACCTCTTGGAAGCGTTCGCCATCCTTGTGATGCGTGGTGCTGGCTTGGATGTCGTTGCGGAACAGAAGAAGTGTTCCCTCGAACTGGGCGGGCAGACTGTTAACGGAACCCTAGATATCATCCTGAATGTTGACGGCGAAGAAGAAGTCTGGGATATCAAGACAGCTAGCCCTTGGTCGTTCGACAACAAGTTCTCTGGGCGTGGTGGTTATGATGTCATCAAAGAGGATGACCCCTTCGGTTACGTTATGCAGGGACACTTGTATGGTGAGTCGGAAGGTAAGCGGTTCGGGGGATGGATTGTAATCAACAAATCCACAGGTGAGTGGGATTTCGTAGAGGCACCCCGCGAACAGTCTGAAGACCGGAAGGCATACCTTGAGGATGCGAACAAGCGTGTCGAGGCTATTGTTAATGACGCACCGTTCAAAATACCGTTCCAGTCTGTTCCTGAGACAGTCACAATAGACAGGCAGAAAACAGAGACAGGTAATCGCTTGATGCCTAAGACCTGTACCTTCTGTTCCTTCAAAACAAAGTGCTGGAAGAATGCAGAGCTAGCTCCTAAGATAACATCTAAGGCACGGTTCAAGCCTCACGTCTGGTACACAAAGCTTGTCAAGCGGGAACTAGACTGATGCCTATCCTGTACACACGAGAGTACCCCCACGAACTGTTCGACTTGAATCCGCAGCTTTACTGTGTGTTCGTAGAGTCACATGAACGTCGTGGGGGTGGACGTTCTACTGTACGGGTTCGTGGCTTGGAAACATCTATGTCTTTGACTTTACGAGACAATTTCTCAGCCGACGGTTCTTTGAAGTCAGATACAGAAGTACGAGATATAAAACTTATCGAAGAGGAGTTTCAGAACATTGTCCATCACTTGCGACAGGGGTTGGTAGTATGTCTGCCGACAATGGAAATCTCAAAAGAAATATCGCAGCTAGAAAGACGGTCCCCAAAAGTAGGACTGTATCTGTTAAAAAGGCTAGAAGGGGTGAAGGCGGCATTTCCGCTGCTAGGATTATGAGAAAAACACGTTATAGGTCACAGTTCGAGATTAACCTTGCTAGGTCGTTAGCTGACAAGAAAGTTAACTTCGAGTACGAGCAGGCAAAGCTGCAGTACATTCCCAAGCCGCGAACATATACGCCTGACTTCTATCTTCCTGAACAGGATATCTACATAGAAGCGAAGGGACATTTGGATAAGGGCGACAGGGTAAAGATGCAGCTAATCAAGCAGCAGTACCCTGACTTGGATATCAGGTTTGTATTTGTCAGAGCCACGAACAAGATTTACAGGGGTAGCAAGACTAGCTATGCTGACTGGGCAAATCGTTATGGTTTCCCGTGGGCTGAAGGTAGTGTACCAGAGGAGTGGTTAAAAGATGGCGGATGATAAGGATTATGAGATTACAAGTTTGTTGCCTGATAGATGGTATGTTATCTTGAAACGAACAGAAGAAGACTCTTTTAGAATGAGTGCCTATGACACAACCCCTATGCCTGATGATGACGACGACCTTATGGATGCGGGGTTCGTGGCACAACAAGGAATCATCGAACTATTAGAGAATGATTTCGATAGGCTAATACAGGCAGGGCTTGCCCGCATCTCCTTCTTGGAAATGAAAGAGACAATCATGGTTGAGTTAGAAGAAGAGGGCGTGGAGCTAGAGTCTCGTGACCGTGTAACAGGCCGTGATGAAAACGTAGTTAAAGTTGATTTTGGAACGAAGCAATGAAATTAAATGATTATCAAACAAGCGCAGAGTCTACTGCTGTTTATCCAGATGAGTTCGCAATCATGTACCCCACACTGGGTTTAACTGGCGAGGCTGGTGAAGTAGCAGATAAGGTAAAGAAGATATATCGGGACGGAACCCCTTCCCTGTTTTACAAGAATGACATTGCAAAGGAGTTAGGGGATGTGTTATGGTACGTTGCAGTTTTAGCACGAGACTTAGGCTACAGCCTAGAAGAAGTCGCGCAGATGAACCTAGACAAACTAGAGGACCGCAAGAACCGCAACATGTTGCAGGGCAGCGGGGACGACAGATGAGACACGAAGCTTACATGAAGCACATGGAAGACGATAACGAACAGGCTGGTAAGATGGCCTATGGTGGGGTGGACATGGTAAACAGTCCCCCTCACTACAACAATGCTGGGATTGAGTGCATAGAAGCTATCGAAGCTGCCTTGACCCCAGAAGAGTTTAGGGGTTACTGTAAGGGTAACAATCTAAAGTACACATGGCGGGAACGCTACAAAAATAAAACAGAAGACCTAGAGAAAGCCGCTTGGTATCTCGACAGGTTATTAAATGTTCAAGGAGACAGATGATGAACAACCAACTACCCACCGCATACCAGCAATTCATTCACAAGTCACGCTATGCTCGCTGGCTAGATTCAGAGAATCGCCGTGAGAACTGGGACGAGACTGTAGAACGCTACCTTGATTTTATGAAGGAACAGACAGAAGGTAAGATTTCTGACGGTATCTTCAACGAGATTCGTGAAGGAATCCTGTCACTACAGGTCATGCCCTCTATGAGAGCTATGATGACTGCAGGCACAGCCCTTTCTCGCGATAATGTTGCAGGGTACAATTGTAGCTACATCCCAGTGGACAGCCCTCGTTCGTTCGATGAGTGCATGTATATTTTGATGTGTGGGACAGGTGTCGGGTTCTCTGTTGAAAGAGAGAATGTAGAGAAGCTGCCTACTATTAGTGATAACTTTCACGATACGGATACTGTGATTAAAGTAGGCGACAGCAAGCCCGGATGGGCAAAGTCACTTCGCGAACTGATTGCGCTTCTGTATGCAGGTCAGGTTCCTTCGTGGGATATGTCTGCGGTTCGCGCAGCAGGAGAGCGTTTGAAAGTGATGGGCGGTCGTGCCAGTGGTCCACAACCCCTGACAGAACTGTTCGAGTTTACTGTCGATACCTTCAAGAAGGCTCGTGGTCGCAAGCTGTTTCCTATTGAATGCCATGACCTGATGTGTAAGATTGGTGAGATTGTGGTAGTTGGCGGTGTTCGCCGCTCTGCTTTGATTAGCCTATCTAACCTGAACGATGACCAGATGGCTCATGCCAAGTCAGGCATGTGGTGGGAGAACGAGGGACAACGTGCTTTAGCGAACAATTCTGTCGCATACAAGACAAAGCCTGAGATGGGTACGTTCATGCGAGAGTGGCTGGCTCTATACGAAAGCAAGTCAGGTGAGCGTGGTATGTTCAATCGTGAAGCTGCAGACAAACATGTGGCTCGTAATGGTCGCCGGGAAACAGGATACATGTGGGGAACTAACCCTTGTTCCGAAATCATCTTGCGTCCCTATCAGTTTTGCAACCTGTCAGAGTGCGTGGTTCGTGAATCAGACAGCCTAGACAGCCTCAAGGCGAAGGTTCGTTTGGCAACTATTCTTGGAACCCTTCAGTCTACCCTGATTGATTTTAAATATTTGAGGAAGGTATGGAAAGACAACACAGAAGAAGAGCGTTTATTAGGTGTATCCTTGACTGGTATCATGGACCATCCCGTTTTATCCAAAAATGTAGACAGCAAATTGTGGCTGCAACAAATGCGTCAAGTCGCCGTAGACACAAACAAGAAGTTTGCGAACATGCTTGGAATCCCAGTGAGCAGTGCAATCACCTGTGTAAAGCCGTCGGGTACTGTGTCACAACTGGTGGACGCAGCAAGCGGGATACATGCAAGGCACAACGACTACTTCATCAGAACCGTTCGCGGCGATAACAAAGACCCGTTGACACAGTTCCTTGTGGATAGTGGTGTCCCTGCAGAGCGTGACGTAATGAAGCCAGAGTCTACCACTGTCTTTAGCTTTCCTATGAAATCACCAGAGGGTGCAGTTACGCGAACCCAAACGACTGCTATTGAGCAGCTAGAACTCTGGAAGACATATGCCCTGCATTGGTGCGAACACAAACCATCTGTAACCATCAGCGTCAAAGAAGACGAGTGGATGGCTGTAGGTTCGTGGGTCTACGAGAACTTTGACGTTGCGTCTGGTGTATCGTTCCTTCCTCACAGTGACCACACATACCAGCAGGCTCCTTATCAGGACATTGAACCTGACGAATACTTGGAGTGGAAGCAACGGTTCGAGGTGGTTAACATCGACTGGCAGAAGCTGTCTGAGTTCGAGAAGGAAGACAACACCAGTGGTTCGCGGGAACTTGCCTGTACTGCAGGTGTGTGTGAAGTCGTGGACTTGAACGCAGCATGAATTGCTGGCACTGTCAAACAGAACTCATTTGGGGTGGAGACATCGACATAGAGTCGGAAGAATTTGTGATGGAAACAAATTTGTCTTGCCCCAACTGTGACTCTATGGTATTTGTATACTTGCCACGAACAGAGGGAGATGGTGATGAATAGTATGGAACCACAGGTATGTGACCGCAAGAAGTTTGATATTGACTTATCTTACGGTAAGGTTCGCGAACAGCAGGTTGCTGATATGTTAACCAACAAGAAGATTGAGGTAAAGTCTGAGCGAGGTATGTGGATGCGTACTGGGAACATCGCTATTGAGTACGAATCATACGGCAAGCCCAGTGGCAT